CGTGGGGGAGGGGCGGGGGGGGGGGGGGGGGGGGGGCCCCCCCCCGCCACAAAATACCTTTCCGACCTGGGCGGAGAGTGGAAAGAGGCCACCAACCAGGTGGCCGCCTCCACCGGAGCGGCCGGGAAGGAACTGGAGAACCTGCGGGGAGCCATGGAGCGCGTGTACGCGGACAATTTTGGGGAGGACGTGGCCGACGTGGCCGACGCCGTGGCCCTGGTGGACCGCAACCTGGCCAACCTGGACCAGGAGGGGCTGACCAAGGCCACGGAGGGCGCCCTGGCCCTGCGTGACGCCTTCGAGTACGAGGTGGAGGAAAGCACCCGGGCGGCGGAGGCCATCCGCAAGAACTTTGGCACAAGCGTGGAGGACGCTTTTAGTCTGATCGCCGCCGGCGCACAAAATGGCCTGGACTACTCCGGGGAACTGATCGACACCATCAATGAATATTCCAGCCAGTTCTCAAAACTGGGTTTCACGGCGGACGGCATGTTTAACCTTCTCCAGTCTGGAGCGGACAGCACGGCGTGGAACCTGGACAAGGTGGGCGACGCCATCAAGGAATTTTCGATCCGCGCCATCGACGGGAGCGACACCACGGTGTCGGCCTTCGAGGACCTGGGGTATAACGCGGAGAAGATCATGGCCACTTTCGCCGCGGGCGGAGAAGGTGCGAATACCGCGTTTTTCGAGGTCCTGAACACCCTGATGGACGTGGACGACCAGGTGAAACGGGACGCCCTGGGCGTGGCCCTGTTCGGAACCATGTGGGAGGACCTGGGGACGGAGGCCATGGAGGCCATGGCCGGCGCGTCCCAGGCCGCCTACGATACCGAGGGCGCCCTGGAGCAGATCAACCAGGTAAAATACAACGACCTGGACAGCGCAATCCAGGGGATCGGCCGTCAGATGGAGGTGGACCTGCTACCGGCGGCGGACGCCGTGTATCAATCCCTTATGGACAGTATGCCGGAGATCACGGAGGCCATGGAGGAGGTGTCCCCCGTGATCGCAGAGATCGCCGGGGACTTTGCAGACTGGGCGGGCGGCGCCGTTTCGGAGGGCCTGCCGGTCCTGGTGGATGGGATCCGCGATTTTACAGACTGGGCCGGGAAAGCATACGAAAAGGCAAAGCCATTTTTGTCATTCCTGTGGGAGCACAAAGGAACCGTTGTGGCCGTGGCCGCGGGCGCAAAGGTCCTTTCCGTGAGCCTGGGCGCGGTAAACAAAGCCATGGGGGCATACAAAAACGCCAAGGGTATGCTGGCAGTCCTACAGAAGATCCTGGCCGTGTATCCCGGGCTGATTGCGGCAAAGGTGAAGGACAAGGCAGAAACCGCGTACCCGTACGCGCTGGAGGCCAAAGACGTGCTGATCCGAGCAAAGACCACGGCGGCCACATGGGCGCAGACAGCGGCCACCAAGGCCAGCACACTGGCCACCAAGGCGGCGACCGTGGCCACCAAGGGAATGAGCGCGGCGGTGAAGTTCCTGACCAGCCCCATGGGAATAACGCTGGGGATCATCACGGCCGTGGCGGCCGCCCTGGTCCTGCTGTATAAGAACTGGGACAGCGTGAAGGCGTGGCTGGTGAACTTCGGCAACACGGTGAACCAGATCTGGACCAACTTTTCCAACGCGGTGGGAAATGCAATCGCAGCCATCGGCCAGCACTTCCCGCTGCTGGGCGCATATCTGCAAGGCTGGTGGGAAAGTATCCAGGCCGCCGTCGAGAACGTCAAGGCGATTTTCCAAAATATCATCGACTTTATCAGCAACGTATTTTCCGGCAACTGGTCCGCCGCCTGGCAGAATATTGTAAACATCTTCGGAAATCTGTTCGGCATGATCGTGAACCTGGCCAAGGCGCCGATCAACGGCGTTATTTCGGCCATCAACTGGGTGCTGGAGAAGATCAACAGCATTTCCGTGACGATCCCGGACTGGGTGCCACTGGTGGGCGGCCAAACCCTGGGCTTTAATATCCCGACGATCCCGCAACTGGCGGAGGGCGGCGTGGCCACCTCCCCAACCCTGGCGGAAATCGGAGAGGGCGGAGAGCCGGAGGCCGTCATGCCGCTGTCCAAACTGGCGGATCTGCTGGACAACTGGCCGAGGCCAAAGCCGGGCGGCGGAGGCAGCCAGCCGGGCGGCGACGGGGAAACCATCGTATTCTCCCCCGTGTTCAACTTCTACGGGAAGGCGGACCGGGAGGACGTGGAGGAGGCCACCCGCATTTCCTTCCAAGAGTTCAAGCGCCTGTATAAGAAACTGAAAGCGGAGGAGCGCCGGAAAAACTTCAAGCCGGAGCCGGTGACAGGGTAAGGAGGAAGCCATGGCAAGCACCTACACCACAAAGCAGGGGGACGCCTGGGACGCAATCGCGTTTCATGTGTACGGCGACGTGAAATATACGGGCTTTCTCATGCAGGCCAACTTCCCGCACCTGGACACCTTTGTTTTTGACGCGGGGGTGGTCCTCCAGATCCCGGACCTGCCGGAGGACGACAACCTGGCCAATGTGCCGATCTGGAGGACCACCACATGAGGACGCGGCGGGCGGAAGTTGATTTGACCTGGAACGGCGCGGCCGTCACCAGCAAAATGGAAAACTACAAGTCCACTGTGACCTACACGGACCCGGCCAGCGGAGAGGCGGACAGTCTGGAAATCAGCCTGAACGACAGGGACAGACAATGGACCACGGCATGGCTACCAAAGACCGGGGACACCCTGACGGCCGCCATCAAGGTGTACGACTGGAACCAGGAGGGCGACAACAGGACCCTGGACTGCGGATTTTTCATTCTGGACAACTACACCTTTTCCTGGTGGCCCATGGAAGGGACCATTTCGGCGGTATCGGTGCCGGCGGACAGCGCCTTCCGGGCGACGCAGCGGACCAAGACATGGGAAAAGGCCACCTTGCAGGCCATAGGAACCGAGATCGCGGCCAGGGCGGGCATTACCCTGGTGTGGGACGTTGAGGGGGAACCCATCACCGTCGAGAGCGTGGAACAGTCCGAACAAACCGACTGTGAATTTTATATGAGCCTGTGCGAGGAATATGGGCTGTCCATGAAGGTGTACGCCCAAAAAATCGCCGTATATGACCGGGAGAAGTACAAGGAAAAGGACCCCGTGGCTACCATCCGGGAAAGCGAGATTGAGGGCGGATCCTGGGAAAGCAAACTGGAGGGGACCTATACCGGCGGGGAGTACACCTACACGGACCCGACCACCGAGGAGGAGATCAAAGTCACGGTGGGGACCGGGACCCGGATCCTGAAAAAGTCCGGCAAGGCGGACAACAAGGCGGACGCAGAGCGGAAGATCGCGGCGGCGGTGGCCAACGCCAACCACGGCGCCACCACCCTGTCCCTGACCATCATGGGGCGGGCGGACCTGGTGGCCGGCCAATGCGTCACCGTGGTAGGGATCGGCCGCCTGTCCGGGAAATATTTCATCGACAGTATCACCCACACGGTGGGCGGCGGTTACACCATGGCCCTGGAACTGGCCCTGGTGGAGGCCATGACCGAGGAGGTGATCAAGGACGCCACGGACCGCCTGGCGGCGGTGGGCGTCATGGCCTCCCCGGAATACTGGGTGGCCCATTACAAGGACGTGGCCAACCTGGACGGCCTGATCCTGAACATGGCCACCAGGATCAAGACCAATCTAGGGGGAACGAGTATCACAACCGTGGAGGAGGCCCTGGACGTGCTGACCCGCACGGGCGTGATCAACTCCCCGGACTACTGGGCCAGTAAGTACACGGCCCTGGCGTGGCTGGACGTGCTGCTGATCAGCGCGGCAAACGCCCTGACAGAGTAAGGAGGGACCGAGTGAAAGCGGGAATAAGGCTGGGGAAAATTTCATCCATCGACTACGCCAAGGGAATGGCCCGGGTGGTGTACCACGAAAAGGACGACGACGTGACGCGCCTGATCCCCCTATTATCCCATGAATACAAAATGCCCCCGGTGGGGTCCCAGGTCCTTGTGGTCCACCTTTCCAACGGAACGGAGGCCGGGGTGGTGCTGGGGCGGCCGTGGAGCGAAAAGAACATGCCGCCGGAGGGCGGGGCCGCCCTCTACCGGAAGGACCTGGGGCAAAGCCCCGGGGAGGCCATGATCCGCTACGACGGCAGCACCCTGACCATCCAATGCGCCGGGGCCATCAGAATCGAGGCGGGCGGTGCCATCACCATCAACGGCGCCACCATAGACCTGAACTAAGGAGGCGGGGACCATGCCGGGAGCGGCAAGAATTACGGACGCGGTAGACGGGACCACCGCCGGGGAACATTCAGGGCACGTCCCGCCCCACTCCCCGGAGCCGTTCAGCGGGGAAATCTCCGGGGGCTGTTCGTCTACCGTGCGGATCAACGGCCTGGCCGCCGCTACGGTGGGGAGCACCACCACCGAGCGGGACGGGTGCTGTGGGACCAGCCAGGGCGCCGTGGGCACCGGGAGCGGGACCGTGAGGATCAACGGCAAGCCGGCGGCCCGCCCGGGCGGCGCGGCCGTGGCGGGGGGCTCCCGCCTGGCGGGCGCGGGAGTATCACCGGCGGGAGCGGGACCGTGCAGATTGGAGGGTAAGCCATGGCAATCGGAACACTGGGGCGAAAAATCATTTTTGAGGTAAGCGACGATTACATGTTTACCTTTAAGGACATGACGCGGGAGATCACAAGCCGGTGGGCCAACCACGAACCCCAGGGGGTCAAGCCAAAGCCGGAGTTTTTGGGGCCGGGCCTGCAATCGTCCAGCCTGACGATTACCCTTTCTTCCGCCCTGGGGGTCCGCCCACGCACCGTACTGGAGGAGATCGAGAACATGGTGGAAACCGGGACGGCGGAGCGCCTGGTGATCGGCACCAGGCCAGTGGGGAAAAATCCGGTTCGACTGACCGGATCCAGCGAAACCTGGGACGTGATCTATAACCGCGGGGAACTGGCCCGGGCCACTATGACCATAACCCTGGAGGAATACACATGAATGGAACCGGCGTCTATGACTTCAAATTAGAATACACCTTCGCCGGGGACTACATGGCTGAACTGGACCGGCAACTGGCACTTTTGCTGTCCACGCGGGAGGGCACCATGCCGCTGGATCGGGAGTTCGGCCTGAATATGGATTTTGTGGACATGCCGCCGGAGGCCGCAAAGAGCCTATACACGGCGGAGGTCACGGAGAAGGTGGCCAAGTTCATCCCAACCGTGCGGGTCCAGGAAGTCACCTGGGGCGCCGGCGCACAGGGAAATTTAATCGCCAAGGTGGTGATCACAAGTGCCTGACGAAATGAACGCGATCAAGAGCCTGCCGGACATTTCTTTTATTGACAACAAGACCATTGACCAGGTGCGGCAGGAAATGGTGGCGGACTATGAAAGTTTTATCTCCGAGGCCACGGGCCAGACGGTAAGCCTGGAGCGGTCCAGCGTCCACCGGATGGAACTTTACGCGGCGGCGGCGCAGATCTTCCAGGCTATGCAGTACATAGACCGGCAGGGCAAGCAAAGCATTTTGAAATACTCCTATTCGGACTTCCTGGACAACCTGGCAGCCTTTAAGGGAGTGACCCGGACGCCGGCGACGGCGGCCACCACCACGGTGCGCTTTACCCTTTCGGCGGAGCGGGACACGGCCACGGGGATCCCCCAGGGGACCCGCGTTTCCACGGCGGGGTCCATCTATTTCGCCACGGACGTGTACGCGGAGATCCCGGCGGGGTCCACCACGGTGGACGTGCCGGCCACCTGCACCGTGGCGGGGACCGACGGAAACGGGCTTGCCATCGGGGAACTGACCACCATTGTGGACCCAATACCCTATGTGGCCAGCGTGAGCAACACCACGGCCACCGAGGGCGGCGCGGAGATCGAAAGCGACGCAGACCTGGCGGAGCGGGTTTTCCTGGCCCCTGGCGCCTATTCTACGGCCGGGCCGGAGGACGGGTATATCTACCATGCCAAGGCGTACAGCCCCGCCGTGGGCGACGTGGTGGCCACCAGCGACCAGGAGGCGGGCACCGTCGATATTGTGTTTATTATGGCCGACGGGTCCACCCCCGGGGAAGAAATGATCGAGGGTATGGAGGGATACATGAGGAGCAAGGATATTCGGCCCATGTCGGACCTGGTGCGGATCGCGGCCCCGGAGGAAGTCCAGTACACCATCAATCTGACGTACTACATCAACCGGAGCGACAGCGCCAAGGCCGTGACCATCCAGGCGGCGGTGGCGCAGGCCGTGGAAGATTATAAGACATGGCAGCGAGCCATAGGCCGGGACGTAAACCCCTCCCAACTGACCCGCATGGTCATGGAGGCCGGGGCCAAGCGCGTGACCGTGACGGCCCCCGCATACACCGTTGTGGGAAAAACCAAGGTTTCCGCCCTCCAGGGGGCGGCCGTGGTCACATACGGGGGGCTGGAGGATGATTAAACTTTCCGGGAGCCGGTTCACGGACATACTGCCGGCGAACCTGGCCAGCCAGGTGGAAACCCAGGCTTTTGCCTATGCGGTGGGGCGGCAGATCGAAAAACTGTGCGCCTACTCCGACGCGGCCCGGACCTATGCGGCCATTGAAACCATGCCGGAATACCTGCTGGACTACATGGCCGTGGAACTGCGCACCCCGTCGTATGATGAAAATTATTCCCTGAAAACCAAGCGGGCGCTGATCCAGGGGTCCCTCCTGTTTTATACGCAGATGGGGACGCCGGCGGCGGTGAACCGGATCATTGAAACCATCTTTGAAACCGGGTACATCGAAGAATGGTTCGACTATGACGGGGACCCGCACCACTTCCGGGCCTATGTGGGGGACGGCGGAGAGGTGGGGCCGGGGGAACTGGAGGAGTTTCGCCAGGTCCTGGCCTCCGTCAAACGTCTTTCATCGTGGCTGGACGACATTATCACGATCACCAAAATGGACCCGGAGATCCTGACCTTCACCGGGACCATGGGGCGGGGCTATATGTCCACGCCCATGCCGGAGGCGCCGGTGAACTACCACATGCAGGCGGCCCTTCGAGCGGGCGGCACCTTCGGCACCATCACACAGACCGCCATACCGGCGGCGGAATAACGGGAGGAAAGAATGTTTTACGGATTTGTAATCACGGAGGCCGGAAACAACCTGCTGGCAAAAATGGTGGCCGGCGAAAAACTGACCATCACCAAGGTGGTCATGGACAAGGGCACGGCCACGGACGCGGAGGCGGCCCGGAAACTGACCGCGCCCATTGACCCGGGGCCGAAGGGCACCAGCACCGTGCCGACGGTGGAGGGGAACGCCGTCAACCTGGTGGTGGAATATCGGTCCGACCTGGACGGCGGCCTGCAGGCCGGGTTCTGGATCGGCGGTTTTGCCATCTACGGCAAGACGGACGCGGCGGCGGAAACTATGATCGCATACGGTTCCCTAGGCGACGCGAAACAGTATGTGAGCGCCTATGTGGAGGGCACCGCCCCGGACGTGCGCCGGTATCCTGTTTCCATCACCGTGACGGCAGGGATCCAGGTGGACGTGGCCTATCCGGCGGAGGCGTGGATGACCGCCGAGGACGTGGCGGACTACTTCAACGGGACATTAAAGCCAGACCTGGAGGCGTCCCTGACCAACCTGATCAACAATCACAACCAAGATCCAAATGCCCACAACGGTGCCCTGAAAGGCAAGCAGGACGCCATCAAGGTGGAGGGCCTGCTGAAAGGGACCAAGACCACCGCCAAGGAGGGCGAAACGTACAGCGTGGGAGCGGCCGCACCGGGCACCGACTACCAGGCGCCCACCAACACCCTGGAGGCGGCGGAGGCCATGAGCGCCCAGGACTATATCCCCTTTTTCGACCACAAAACCAGCCAGCACAAGCGAGCCACCCTCCAAGCCCTGAAAGAGGCCATAGGGGTACAAAGTCCGGCCATCCGTGTGACCACCTGCGCCGGCGCGTCTGTCACCTGTTCGGACGGCGCGACCACCCTGGAGGGCACCGGGTCCACGGAATTTGAACTGCCCAACGTGGGGAACTGGACCGTGACGGCCACCCTGGACGGGGCCAGCGCCTCCCAGGTGGTGGAAGTCAACGGCGCCCTGCTGTTCGAGGTAGACCTGATGATCACCACCGGCGTGGCCGTGACCAAACAGCCCAGCAAGACCACCTATTTCATCGGGGAGGAGTTCGACCCGACGGGCATGGTGGTAACGGCCACCTTTGCCGACGACACCACCGCAAACGTGACCGAGGACTGCGCCTTCTCCCCGGAAACCATGACGGCGGGCACCCAATCCGTGACCATTACATACGTCCGGGCGGGCGTCACCAAAACCGCCGCGGTGACGGTGGCGGTGCGGGTGCTGGACCATATCGCCATCACCACGGCCCCCACAAAGACGGCGTACAAGTACGGGGAAACCTTTGCACCGGCGGGCATGGTTGTGACGGCCTATTACACCGACGAAGCCAGCCGAGCGGTGACGGGGTACACCTATTCCCCCACCGGCGCCCTGAAATTGAGTGATACCACCATCACGGTTTCCTACACGGAAGGGAGCGTGACCAAGACCACCACCCAGGCCATCACGGTGGCCAAGGTGCTGTCTGGAATTAAGATCACCACACCACCAAACCGGACGGCCTACTTTGAAAGAGAAGTCTTTGACCCGACAGGAATGGTGGTGACAGCCCACTACACCGATGGGAGCAGCAAGGCCGTTACCGGGTACACCTACTCCCCCACAAGCCAACTCTCAAAGGGAACCACTATGATCACCGTTTCCTATTCGGAGGGAGGCGTGACAAAGACAACCACGCAATCCATCACTGTGACCGCGATTTCATTCACCCTGAACAGCAATTCATGGGCCACCATCAAGGCCGTTTCCGACGCAGGCAAGGGGGACAACTACTGGGACGTGGGCGACACAAAGGCCATCACCATCAACGGCAAGGTGGGAAATTTCACTTTCTCCAACCTGACGATCCACGCCTTTATTATCGGGTTCAATCACAATGCCGCCCGGGAGGGGGGCAACCGGATCCACTTCCAGATCGGAAAAATCTCCAACAAACTGGTGGGCCTGTGTGACAGCCAATACGGCAACGGCCGGAGCGACAACGGCTATTTCACCATGAACCCCAACAACAGCAACAGCGGCGGGTGGGCCAACTGCCACATGAGAAAGACGATCCTGGGATCCGACGCAAGCCCTGCCAGCCCAAGAGCCAACACCCTGCTGGCGGCCCTGCCGGCGGATCTGCGGGCCGTGATGAAGTCCATCACAAAGTACAGCGACAACACCGGAGGCGAGAGCGACGTGGCCAGTTATGTGACCAGCACCACGGATTACCTGCCCCTGCTTTCAGAGTTCGAGTACCACGGCTCGAGATCCTACGCCAACAGCGCGGAGCAAAATTTCCAGCAGCAGTATGAGTATTACCGAGCGGGCAACAGCAAGGTGCATTATAAGCACGACGCCACCGGCACGGCGGTCCATGCCTGGTGCCGGTCCGTCCATGCGGGCGGTACGTACAGTTTCTGTCTTGTCTACTCCGACGGCAACCCGAGCATCGGCAACGCGTACTATTCCTGGGCCGTGGCCCCCGGCTTTGCCGCCTAATCGCCGCAGCAGACCCGCCCCAATCCCGTCCCGCGAAAGCGGGCGGGATGAACGGGCAAGCAAACACCGAAAAGGAGGGCACCCCCATGTCCGTTTTGAAAGAAAAGCGCACCACCAGCAAGGCGGAATATGTGAACACGGCCAACCAGATCTATGTCCGCACGGTGGATTTTCTTTCCCGCCTGTCCGCCCGATATTCCCGGCTGATCGCGGCGGACACCGCGCACCTGGCCGGGCAGGTCATGGACCAGGCGGAGGAGGCCAACAAGATCTTTCCGTCGGACCAGTTGCGGAAGGACCTGCGCAAGACGCACCACCTGGAGGCGCTGGCCGCCCTGTCTGCCCTGGACGTGCGCCTGACCCACTGTTATATGATCCTGTGCCAGAACCCGCAGGGAGCCTTTGCGGACAGCAAGGGAAAGAGCGTACCGCCCAAGGAGGCCATGGAGCGGCTGGACCGCATGGCCCAAGAACTAGGGGACCTGATCAACCAGGAGGAAACCCTTTTGCGAAACATCATGGACAGCGATAGAAAGCGGAATACCTGACCGGCCATTATTTGGGTGTATTTCTGAAAACGTGCCGAGTGGCAGGGCGGCGCTCTCCCTTCGACGGCGGTCCATGCCTGGTGCCGGTCCGTCCATGCGGGCAATACGAACAATTTCTGTCTTGTCAACTCCAACGGCAACCCGAGCAACAACAACGCGAACAATTCCTGGGCCGTGGCCCCCGGATTTTATACACTGGGTCAAATAGGACGCCATGCACGTCCTGGACCCGTATAAAAGGAGAAATACTTCCCAGGCGAAAGCCTAAAACTGCACTTTGTGGCCCTTGCACGGACGCTGCTTGCATGGCGGGGTATTGTGCTATCCCCGTTTCATGTGCCGGGGTCAAGCGGTTTCCCCCGTAAAGGGGGCGCCGCGTCCGTAAGGCGGCAGAGCCGCCGACGGCCGCGCAGAGTACGCACACCTACACCAGAACCGCACGAAGGAGCGAATAAAACTATATGACCAGTGAGGAGCGCAGGGAGGCGAGATACCGCAGGCGCAAGGACGCCCGAGAGGGGCGGCGCCGGCGGCGGAGCGAGGCCCTGGGCAATATTTCCGAAGTGTTCAGTTTTCGCAACATGTTCCGATGGGGGCAAAAATGCTGTAAGAACGTGATGTGGAAACAGTCCACGCAAAATTTTGGACTGCACCTATTTTCCGGGACGGCCAAGCGCCGGCGGAACGTCCTTTCCGGGAAGTGGCGGCCCAAACCGGGCGCCCACTTCACCATCCGGGAGCGCGGGGAAATACGGCAGATCGACGCCCCGCACATCAACGACCGACAGATCCACAAGGTGCTGACCAAGGAGGTCCTGGAGCCGCTTTATCAGCCGGGCATGATCTATGAAAACGGGGCCAGCCAGAAAGGAAAGGGACTAAGTTTTCATTATAAGCGGCTGAAAAAGTCCTTGCGGGACTACTACCGAAAACATGGCCGGGACGGGTGTATCGACCTGGTGGACCTGACGCAGTTTTTCCCGGGAGCGCCCCGGGATCAGATCCTTGCGCGGCACCGCCGGCTGATCCAAAACAGGGAGATCCGGGCGGTGGCCGATACCGTGGTAACATCGGCGCCGGGCACCGTGGGCATGTCCCTGGGCGTGGAGCCGTCGCAGATGGAAATGGTGGCCCTGCCGTCTGCGGTGGACAACTGGCTGGCCTGCCAACTGCGGGCCATTGATCCGGGCCACTATATGGACGATTACAAGTTTCTTGCGCGGACCAAGGAGGAGGCGGAGGCCAACATGGCGGCCGTGACCGAGCGCATGGAGGCCATGGGCCTGAAAGTCAACCGAAAGAAGTCCAAGATCGTGCCGCTGTCAAGGCCGTTTCAGTTCTGCAAGGCAAAGTTTTACCTGACGGAAACCGGGCGGATCATCACGCACGGGTGTCGGGACGGCATGAAACGGGCGCGGCGGAAACTGCGGTATTTCCGGGCGCAGGTGGACGCCGGAACCAAAACGGCGGCGGAGGTGGAGCGGTGGCTGAACGATGGACCAATCGCCTATTATGAGCAATTCAACGACCACGGGCGGGTGCTGCACCTGCGGCGCCTATATTACGCCCTATTCATCAAGGGCAGAACCGAGGAGGAAAAACAATGTATCGGATCGTGAAGGACGGGGCGGAAATGGCGCTGACCGAGGCCCCCAACTATGTGCGGAAGGCAAAAAATGGGTGTTTTGTGCTGTGCCAGGAACCGGAGGCGGCGGGGATCGCCCACGGCGGGACCGTGTACCACCTGCTGGGCCGGGAGGCCCTGGAGGGCGCGGAAAGCGTGTTTCTGGAGGCCGTGGACGCCGGTGTGGAGGTCCAGGCCGCCAGGAGGAACGCGGAGAACAACGCCAGACTGTCCGGGCAGTTGTCGGCGGGGGGCCCCCCCCCGCTCGCGGGCGGCGCCGCGCCGGCCGGGCG